GGCCATGCTCAGTAAATGAAGACGTGAAACCATGGCCATTAGCCAGGCCGGTACCGAATGCAGCCAGGTTAGCGAGTGGTGTAGTCGTACCAGTAGCAGACGTACCACTGGTTTGAGCCACGGGATTGATGTTAATCATCGTGGTGCCACCACCCAAGTACTCCGCACGTTGAAGTCGAGCATCAGGAGAGATGACGCCGAAATGCGAACGAATAATTTCGGTGTAGCGGGTTCCACCGCGAGCATCGCGTTCCAGGAGCTTTTGAATTTGGAACGACTGGCGGAGTTGATTAATAGTCGCAGAGGATGCAGCGCTCAAATCAGCATACAAAGGATTAGCACCAGTAGCATTAAGAACAGTGGCACCAGCACCAAGCGTACTAACAGTCAAAGGTCGAGGGTTTCCAATCCAGTCACCTACCGCGACTTGTTGCCCTGGTTGGGCAGAGGTTCGAATAGGGGCGCTTGTACCCAGAGGGAGCGTAACCGCCGCCCCTTTTTGGACAAATGGGAGGCAGGAGGTGAAGTAATCGTGACGTTTGCCGCGCCGTAAGAGGGCCCAGTCCGCGACTGTATCGCCGCCATCTGTTTTACGGACAGTGACACTGTTTTGAAGGTTTTCATCGCGAAACCATTGATTCCAAATAAGGTTATAGCCGCGCAGCGGCAAAGTTTGATGGCTCCAGTTGGTGCCGGTAACTTGGCCGGTAGTACCAAGACCAAAGTAATCCATGAGAGAACATGGAGCGTAACCGGTAATGCCAGGAGTGATAGACGGGACGACATAAGAAATCGAATCGCCAGGATTTTCCTGTTCGCCCATGAACTTTTCCCAGTTATCCCAAACAAGGCGGTTAGGAACAAAGAAAAAGAAGGTGTCCAGGTGGATGTTATCCATCACCGGAAAAATGGGGGTAGCCAAACGGGCGAAGATCGTCGCGTTTACGTTGTAAGTATCACCTGGGAGCACTTCTTCACAAAAGAAGGGAACAAGATAGCCACTGTCAAAAGTGGTTTTCAGGGTTTTCTGCATATTAAATGCGGAACGTGGGATATCTGCCCTCGGCACCATAGCGAATTGGTGCGTCTGGGCAGACATATTGCGATACATCTGCACCATTTGGATTACTCCTTGAAGTCGTTTGCGAGCGCAATGCGCTCAGGTTTTTGGGTAGTGAACTCACCGGTGTTGTCGTCCCAGGTGCCAAGCTGATGAAGCTCGAAATCGCCAGGATGACGCTGAATTTCATTGTCAGGTGCGACACGTTTCACTTCGTCGCCGAAGGAACGAATTGCAGGACCGCGGCCAGGGACAAATGCTGGGCGTGAATATGCGCCAGCGGCGCGGTCATAGATGGATACGATGGTGAGAATCATTTAATACTCCGTTTTAAGGATGAGAGTGAAGCCTGAAGCACTTTTTCACGAACTTGAAGCCGTTCTGGCGTGTTGTCGTGAGTGCGGGTTAATGCGTCGAGTTGACGCTCGAATTTAATCGCCTCCATGTCGTCGGGCGAGCGCTTTTCATGCATTTTGTCGTAATAACGTGGTACTGGGTGTTTAGCTCCTTTATAAATAATGCGATCGTGAGGGTAAATGTCGGATGTGTAGTTTTCGTAAAAAGAAGCACCGATGCCGGGTTTAAGAGACATACGGGCATATTCCGGTTTGAAAATTTCACCGGTTTCAGGGTCGGTATAGACAAAGGAAGCCATAGCACCCGTCGTTTTTTTCATGCAATATCGGGCCACGTATGCAGCAGACTCCCAAGTAACATCACCAATAGAAGAATGACCAAAAGGCCAGAGGCGTTCAAGGCTCGGGCTCCGGTATAGAACAAGTCCCGAACCAGATTTACGCCAAACAGCCTTATCGTCAAAGTCAATGCCAAAAATAATAGCGTGAAAATGAGGGCGCCCACGTAGAGAGCCATATTCGCCGCACATGAAATATCGAGGTTTAAGAGGTGACACATGTTGACGCAAACGCTTGAAGAATTTCTGGAAGTAAGTGTGATCTAAAGAGCCGTTTTCTGGGAGATGCTTTTCGTCATACGTGAGAGTGATAAAGCAGCTTTTTTCGTGAGCACGCAGTTCCTGCATGCATCGCAACGCCCAAGCTTTGGAGCGGTCAATCCGGCAGCCGGTACATTGTCCACAAGGTAGCTGTAAGCGGTGCGAAACATCATTGCGCCTTAAGTTGTCCTGGAAGACGATGGAGCCATCGGTGCATTTCCAGGCGTCGAGTGGATGAAAGCAGGCCACATCATAGACGATAGCCGCCGCGCATGGGAGGTGGCGCGACATTGATGTATTTGGTCCTGGAGACCATGGAGCGGAAGTTGTTGGAATCCCGCGTTTTGTTGACTGATGCTCGTTTCATGATGGTCCTTTTTGGTTAGATTATGTCACCTAGCACAGTTAACATCAAGTAGAAGTAACTGTGCTTTGCGCCTCAGACGGCGCGCCCGATGCCGGGGTACCGACATCGGGACTAGGGTTAATACCTAGTTTGGTTGCCTCGGCCAGGTTGTCGGGGTTGAGACCCCAGTCGAGGAATTCGGCCACGTCATGATGGAAACGGGCACGAACGTCGGCAGGGAAGGCCATGAAGGCCGCTTCCGAGCGTTTAATTTGATTGAGGGCGGTCTGATAGTCATAGACGCCCAAGAAGTCCCCATATTGGGGTACAGCGACTCCCTGAGGGAGTTCGCCAGTAATGCCGAATCGACGCACGATCTCATTGATATCGGCGTCTTTTGCATCGGCTTGAATAGTGAGTGAAAGGTCTTCGCAAGCGAGACCAGTAGAAAGAGAGACCGCGTCGCGGTCATAGTTGTAAGGAGAACGTAAGAAAGGAGGAGAGAAAGTAGAAGAAGAGGGAGAAGCAGAGATAGAAGAGGAAGAGATAAGAGAAGAAGAAGAAGAGAGAGAAGAGGAAGGAGAAGTAGTCATAGTAATTACCTTTTGAAGGGGTTAATAGCAGAAGTAACGCCTTTACCTTGTTCAATGAGAACGCCGGAAAGAGCGAGTTTAGGATTGATGCGATAGACATCGGAGAAAGCCTTTTTAAAGCCCGCGTTTTCAAGATCGTAACCGACTTTTAACGCAAGTTGGGCAGCAGCTTGAGCAGTGAGGTTTTTTTCAGTAGCGATCTTAACGAGTAAGTCCGCTTTTTGCATAGAAGTTAGGCCCTTGGTGTTTTCGGTTTGGGCCTTGTAATTGTCCGCCGCAGCATCCAGGTTGCGAGCCTGAGCAGCAGAGACATTAGTTTGACCACCAATGAGACCAATTTCGGATTCGGTTTTGTCATATTGAACGTGTTTCAGTGAAGTATCGGCACGTATATTTTCGATGTTAGCCTGAGCCTGAGCAGCAGCAAGACCAGCAGCAGCCGAATTTTGAAAAGGCGAAGAAGTAGCGCCACCAGGAGTAGATGCACCGCCTTGAGAATAGGCGAGCATGGGATTAAAGCCAGCCGCCTCCATATCAGCGCGGCCGCGCTGATAGGCGGTGGAAGACATTCGTTCCTGGAAGTCACGGTTTTTTTGCGCTTGTTCAGCGTTAGCGACGTTAGTCGAATCCTGGCCAAGGTAGCCAATGCCACCAGCCAGAAGGGAACCATAGTCAAGACCTTTGGAAGGCGCAGTGATTGTCTGTTGAGCGAGAGTATTTACACCCTCGTTCAACAAACGACCGCCGACATCCGCCGTAGTCTTAACGGGATCCTGGACGAAGTTTGTCACATCGTTGACGGCTGATCGAAACCAGCCCGCAGGGTCGTTAAAAAGTCCCATATTAGAAATGGTCGATCAGACCGGGGACAGAATACATAGGCAGAGGGCGAACGACTTTCATGTTGAAAAACATGTCAGCAATGATCTGCTGATTGTTCGCACCAGAACCTATAGCCAGCGCACGACTGATAGGAGGAGTGTCCTGAATGAAAGTCGAGTTGAGAGTAGGCAAAGACGTAAAGCGCTGCGCCAGGTGCCATGGATCAATGGTGCCGGCAGAGGTTGAGCGAAATAAGCCAGTGATCTGGGATGGGTTGTAACGATACTCCGCCCATCGCTCCTGGTAACCAAAAACATTTGAGTCATTTGAAGATCCATCCATGAAAATTTCGCGATTAAGAACAGGTTGTTCACCAAGCGCCTGGAAGACAGGAAAATAAAAGTCGTAACGAGTCGAGCGGTTCCACATTTTGCGGATGCCCTGCTGATAGGTAATGTCAGCACGCACCTGGACGAGGCCGATCACATGGCCATGCTCAGTAAATGAAGACGTGAAACCATGGCCATTAGCCAGGCCGGTACCGAATGCAGCCAGGTTAGCGAGTGGTGTAGTCGTACCAGTAGCAGACGTACCACTGGTTTGAGCCAC